GTCCCCAACGGGTGGGACGAGAAAAAAGAGCGTGTCTGTTTTGTCCCGAACGGGCACGCGACAAATAAATACTCGAGGAGAGAGGGCGGTAACTGGAACCGTCAGGAGTTTGGTGTGGAGCCCAGCGTAGAGCTGATTTACTCCAAGGGCAAGCCGAGGATTGTGACTCTTTACCCGAGTTTCAACTCCGAGGTTCTCAAGCCCCTTCACACCTGTCTCTACTCGATCCTCAAACGGAAGGGGTGGCTTCTTGTGGGTAGCCCTACCCGTGAAAAGCTTGCGCATCTACTCGAGGGTTGTGCCGGTGCGAACTGGCTCAGCTTTGACTATTCGTCAGCGACCGACAAGATTAAGTTGGCGTATGTACGCGCGATGATAGATGTGCTAAAGCAAAAGAGTGTGGGTTTGAGTGACGACGAGGTCCGGTGCTTGGACGTTCTCGGCGATCTTCGGATTGACGGGTTCACCGCAGAAAGCGGGCAGCCTATGGGGAGCTTGATGAGCTTTCCACTGCTTTGCTTGGTAAACAAGACCGTTGTCGACATGGCGTTAACCACGCTCTTGACAAGTGGGAAAATCCGGTTCAAGGAATGGACCGGTCATCGCTGTCTTATAAACGGCGATGATTTGTTAACCCGAGATGTCAGTAGCGGGGGACTAGTCGACGCGATTGAGGCCGAAGGAACGAAAGTAGGCCTAGTCGTGAATAAGGAAAAGACGATGTCCGACCCTGAATACGGAGAAATCAATTCCACCGTATTCAAGAACTGCATCGAGGAAAAGAAAACGAATGTGAGCGCCTTGTGGATGGAGGAAGGTATAGAAGACGTTGCTGGGTTCGCTAGAGAGGCGACAATTTCGCCGAGAGGGTTCCGGATGGTGATGCTGGCCAACGTGTCGAGACTGGCTCGACAGAAAACAAAAACTGCGCATCGCCTCCCCGGTGACCTCATCTCAACAATCCTCTCTTCGAAGCGATTGAAGCACGCTATATCAGCCCGTCCTGCTGCCAAGGTCCAAGAACTCACCAACCTGTTCCCCGTTGTACCATTGCCCGATGGTTACGGACTTTCACGCGAGGAAGAGGTTGTGGTATTGCGCCGTGAGGTGCAAAGGGCCCGGGATGAGGAGCGATGGACCGACCTGTACAGTCAGCGCAAGAAAAGGAAGGTTCAACAAAGGGAAATGCTCGCTCTTCCTGGGGAGCGGCTACCGGGTCGTAAGATCTGGAAGTTGCTCCAGCCAAAGAAAACCACCCCGTTGGAAACGACTTTGTCGTGCTTCGCCCGGGAGTGGGAGCGGAAAAGAAAAGAAGCATTACTCGCGGATTCCGCTCACGACGATCCACCCATGATCGTGAGCGACCTGTCCGGGATCGACCGTTTGGTCGATTCAATTAGGTACTGGAAAAAGACAAAAGAAATGGTGGGCGTGTGCGCCGTTGAGGCCCCTGTCCAGTTAGATGAGG